ACCGTGTTTCCGAAGGTCAAAAACAGGCTCATTTGAGGCTCTTAATGACTTCATCGACCACAATATCGGTCTTTTGGGCATGCTCATACAGCATTGCCTGGAATTCGCCTACAGTCTGTGGCTGGAAGTTTTTGCCCACCTCTTCAGGAATGTCAAAAATCTCGCACAAATACATGCCCATGATCAGCCCGTCGAGGCTGTCAATGTTCAATTCTTGGAAGTTTTGATCCAGGCTTTCTGCCGGAACGGGAGGGTTTGAAGGGGTCTTGGCGACCTTGGCTACAGCGTTGAAAAGTCTTAGAAACTCTGTATCATCTATCATGTTACCCCCAACACTCTTGCTATCTGTTCATGTATTAACAAGTGACTGTTTACCCAATCGTAAAAGTCATCTTCCTGGTTGAAGTCCAAGTCTAACAGATTAAATGGATCATTCAAGTTAAGAATTGTAGCAAAGCGTTGGTGTTCAAGTTGGTGTATTTGCAGCCAATCATCTAAGTCCTGGGGGTCGGCATCAATGATCGGATAACGCGGAACGAAGAATCCAGCGTCAATTAAACGCTCAGAAAAGACCTGGTGCTGGATACCGTTTTCAAACAAAAAGTCCCGCAGGCTGTCCGGCTCACCAAAAATCGGCGTAGCCAAGGCATCCATGTTCAGGCTCATCTGTCAGCCTTTTGGTCAAGACGATCAAAAATCTTGCCAAGCATGCTTTTGACTTCAGTAATGTCTGCCCGGTAGTCATCACGGTTGACGTAAATCATGGGCATTTCCGAAATCCGGTCCTCAATCCGAACAATTGAGCGCGACAGGCTATTCAGAATCCACCCAAAAGCAGCACCAGCGGCAGCAAAAAGAATGTTGATCAAAAACTGTGGCTCCACTTTTTCCTCTCAAGTTATACGACTCCATCAGACTGAACGGTAGCACTATTGTATTGGCTTGGCAGAGGATATGTTGTTGACCCATCAATAGTTTGTGAAGACGTTGTGGTAATCGTCGCGGCGTTTGCACCGCTATCAATTTTCTTAACTTTGTATTGTTGACCACTCACGCTTGCAGCAGCAGGCAATTGAATTGACATTGCCTCAATAGAGCAATTGACAAGAATAGTTGCGTTGTTGGAAGTAACAAAATAAATGTTATTTGTCCATCCAATAGTGACAAGGCTATTGTTTTGCCAAGTAATTGTTGCAGGCGCATTGTTTTCCCAAGAAACTAAAGTTCCTGAAGATACTGTTGCGACGTTAGTGACAACAATAGTTGATCCGCCAAGCGTAACGTTTGACGCGCTAGTAATGCGACCTTGAGCATCAATAGTAATTTGTGGCACTTGACCGGATGAGCCATACACGCCAGGCGATACCGCTGTATTGGCAAGCGCAATAGTTCCAGTGCTTGTAATTGGACCGCCGGTTAGACCTGTACCAGTCGCAATGTTTGTAACAGTTCCTTGTGGAATTGCCACATTGGAAGCAGAAGTAATGCGACCTTGAGCGTCTATTGTGATCTGCGCAGAGTTTGCAGAATCTCCATAAACGCCAGGAGTTACAGCAGTATTGGCAAGAGAGATCGTGCCATTTGTTGTTATTGGTCCACCAGTCAATCCGGTGCCAGTATCTACATTGGTTACAGTACCTTGCGGAATAACTACGTTAGCAGCATTGGTAATTCTTCCCTGGGCGTCAACCGTAATTTCAGCAGCATTGGTGCCGCCGCCATAAGTAGCAGCAACCACGTTTGTGTTGCCCATGCTAATTGTGACGTTTGCAGAAAGATTGCCACCGCCAGTCAATCCAGTACCGGCAATAATCTCTCTGCTATCAGGTACAGCGTTTGCAACGTTAGCAACCGAAATAGCAATTGCCGTGTTAACGGCATTGGTAATTTGACCTTGTGCATTGATCGTAACCTGGGCTACTGTCGATGCGTTTCCATAAACGCCAGCAGTAACGGCAGTGTTGGCAATAGATATGGTTCCAGTAGTCGTGATCGGACCGCCTGTAAGACCAGTACCCGTGGCTACGTTACTGACATAAACAACTTCACTGTTATCTACTTTTTGCCAAACAACACCGTTAAAAATAGCCCAGTCGCCAGTTTGCCAATCAGTAATTCCGTCCAGGTTTGTATTGCCAGGCACAGATACGACATAGTAATAACCCTTGGTGCCAATGCCTGAAGTAAGCGTAGGCGTGTTCGTGGCTGCATCCCAAGTGCCTTGGTAAACAACACCACCTTGTATTCCACCGCCCCCTGCTACTTTAAGCATGATCTACTCCTTAGAGTCCGTCACCCGGCGTTATATACAGATCAGCAACACTTGCTGGCGTAATCGCCGTGAAATATCCGTTAGGTACAAAAGAAAGAATCTCGTCTGTGTTTGGCAAGATAGGAATGCAATTTTTTGCATTTGCTCCGTCGCCAGTAGGAATAACGCAATTTGCCGTAGCAGCAGCAGAAGTCTGCGCATAAGCAAGAAAGGCTGTAACCGTACTAGATAGGTTAATGATCCGGTACTGGTTCCCGCCAAGAGTCGCGCTGTTAACCTGGACAGGGGTTGGAGCCGTAGTAGCAGCAGTAAGTTTTACCGTGTTGCCAAGCACCGTAAAAGCGTTAATTCCCATTTTGCACCTCCACCCATGATTGTGCATCCTCATCCCAGGAATACATTTTTCCATCGGTAGGCATAGGGACTGGCGCTTGCCATTGAGCCTGATCATCTAATGTCCAAGACGGAAATGGCTGCGGAGCAACAAACGCATCAATGTCTGCATGGTATGTAAAACCAATGCCAGCATAGTTTTTGCGAATCTTTCCGTTGTAACTGGTTTGTTTCCATGTGCCGCCAAAAAGACGCTCACAAAATGCAGCGCCAATATATTCTTTTTCAACGCCACTTGCGTCAGCAGTATCGGAGTTTGCAACCACAATAACTTGCGTGACTACGTTGTTTTCATCTAATTTTGCAAAATGAGCCATAGTTATCCTCCGATTGCTTCTGCAATTTTTTGTTGCTGACCAGTAATTTCAGCGATCTGTTCAGGCAACCATACTGTGTTAATAGAATCTTCAAACGCTTTAATTTTTTCCATCGTTTCTTCAACTTCTTGAACTGTTGGTTTTGGTCTTGGGTCTTCCCAACGAGTAAATCCAACACCACCGGTCCACTCCCATTTGGCACCAGGACGCAGCAAATTCATTGCCGTGTCTATGCCATACAACCGATAAATTTTGGTTTCCATATTTAGCCCCTTATACCCATTTAAGAATAACAATTCCGGAACCACCGGCAGAGCCATTAGAAGCATTACCACCACCACCTCCCCCGCCGCCAGTGTTTGCTGTACCTGCAACAGAGGCGCCTCCACCGGCTCCGCCAGCCCCACCACCACCAGTTCCACCAGTTCCGCTTGGGCTTATATCACCACCTCCTCCGCCACCGCCAGCATAGGTTACGGACGAACCTGAAATTGATGATGCAGTGCCATTACCACCGTTGCCGTTAGTTGATCCAGCAGCGCCAGCGCCCCCACCCCCACCTCCGTTATAAGGGGAACTGCCTATATTTCCTGCACCATTATTGCCTTGAGAGGGACTTGTAGATGGAGTATTACCAGCACCACCACTTCCTGAAGGCGAATATCCTCCTCCAGCAGCACCACCACCCGATCCACCGTTTGCTCCATTTTGGAAACCACTTGAGTCGGAACCGGCTCCACCACCACCGCTTGAAGTTATTGATGAAAAAATAGAATCAGACCCATTCACACCTTTGGCAGCCAAATTAGTAGAACCAGCACCACCAGCGCCTACAGTGATTGAATAAGTAGTTCCACCAGTAACAGACAATCCAGTGCCGGTCCTAAAACCACCTGCACCACCTCCGCCACCTTTTTTGCCACCACCGCCGCCACCAGCGACTACTAAGTATTCGACAGACGATACGCCAGTAGGCGCAGTCCATGATCCGGATGTATAGAAAATTGCAGTTTGAGCAGTTGCGGTGTACTTGATGATGACTATGCCGGAGCCGCCAGCGCCTCCGTTACCTGCACGACCACCGCCTGCGCCCCCACCAGTATTAACAGTTCCAGCAGCGCCAGCAGCAGTGCTTGGTGAAGTAGTTCCACCGCCAATACCACCTCCATCCGTTGCGCTTCCGCCAACTCCCGAACCAACGCCACCACCACCGCCTCCGCTATAACCAACAGATGAACCACTAATTGTTGATGAAGTTCCGCCACCGCCATTTAAGTTTGTAGCAGCGGCACCCGAACCACCGCCACCACCGGCTTGATCTGACGGATTATTTCCATTTGCACCACTGTTTCCTTGAGAAGGAGACGTTGATGGTGTATTCCCAGCGGCTCCGGTTCCTGCTGTATTTGGCACTGCAACTCCACCCCCACCTCCACTTCCACCTGCTACTCCATTCATAGCCGGGGGTCCAGCATTTACACCATAACCACCACCACCACCACCATATGATTTCAAAGTGTTGGTTCCTGCTCCAGATGGGTTTTCTGTTATAGGCGCACCAGCAATAGATGAATTTGATCCTGAAGCACCAGCACCTCCTGTTCCTCCGGCACCACCACCACCAACAGTAATCGTGTAGGTTGTTCCAGCAGTTACAGCAAGACCCGTGCCTGTACGAAATCCACCAGCACCACCACCGCCGCCAAGCCCATCTCCACGACCACCACCAGCACCACCAGCAACAATTAAATACTCAATTTCTGTTACACCAGTCGGGCAAGTCCACGATCCGGACGCTGTAAACGATTGAATGACTGTATATGGACCAATACCACCAAGCGTAAAACCATACGCTTTGGCAGTGGCTATGGCTAGAGTGGATAGAATTGGCATAGTGATTCCTTATGCAAACTTAGTCTGCGATGCAAGCACAGTAAATGCAGCATTGCCGGTCTTAATAACCGTGTAAGTATAAAAATCAGTCGAGTTAGCGTTACCTGCACTTGGCGCAGTACCACCTTGCCACTTGGGAGTAACGTTCGATCCGTCAATTTGACTCAAAGAAACGTACTTGGCAGTAGCGTTATTAGTCATACCAAACGCAATGGTCACTACTTGACCAGTTGACATGACGTTATTTAAGGATGCGGACGAGTTACCACGAATGTTTAACGTAACGTTAGCGCTTGCATTGCCTGTATAAAGCAATACTTGCTGCGTATTTACGTCATAATTGATCGTGTTGGCTGCGCCGTTTGCGTCAATTGTTACCAATTCACGGTTAGTTTTAGTCAATACTGAGTTTGAAACGTTTGCACCTGCAACCGATCCGCCAGTAATGTTGACGTTAGAAAGTGCTTCAGCGCCGTTGCCGATTCCATTAACTGCAACAACAACCGTGCTAAAGTTATTGTCCAATTGCGACAACGGAATCGCAGCATTTGCATTAGCAAATGTATTGGGTATAGTGATAGGTAGTGCCATTTAGAACCTCGCTCTCAATTCATGTTCAAATTGGAATCCATTTATTGTAAATGGGGTGGATGTGCTTTGAATAGTCATGCCAAGGTACTTGCCGTACATTTTTGCGTCTGATTTGTACAGGTAATACCCGGCACCAGCACTTTGTGGACCTAACCAAGCAATAATCGTTGAAGAATTGTTAGTCCAGTCAATAACTTGGGAAGAGTTATTTAGCCATAGGACAGAGTTGGCAAAGGCAATGACCGGAGACTGGTCCGACTCCGAATCCACATAGGCGTCCAGGATCACTGGTTGGCTTCCAAGGGTAGCCTCAATGCCTATTTTTAAGGCTTGCTTATCACGAATGGGGTCCCCCATAGGCAATAGCGCAGTCTCAATATCAACGACTACTGGGTTTGTGTTGCTTTCATAAAACTGATACAGGTTTAAGCCCGTTGATCCATACAGATTCAGAAAACCGTCTTTTACGGCTGGAACAACGTAATAAGCGTTAGTTAACTGGTTTGTTAAAAACCATTTACGCTCAAAAAATGCTGCCTGAACCCACCGATCCGTACCGTTTTCGCTGTATTTGAAATTAAACACGGCACACAAAATGTTATTGATCAAACACTGACCGCCTGAAACTTCTTCCGTAAAGTAAATTGAAGGGAAAATTCCGTCTAATGGATCACTAATTTTTGTCGTTGTAGCACCCACCAGGGCGTACACACCGTACTCATTCATAAAAAGCACTGATCGAAAGTACGGGAAAATGGCATGTTTAAGGCTTGAACCTACCGACGCAGACACGTTGGTGTTGGTAAAAAGCGTGGTGCCAGTATTAGCATCAACCCTAACGTCCGAAAACACGTTGATTGAGTCCTCGCCAAAAACATACAAAAAGTTATTGGCTGACAAAATCCTGGTTATGTTGGTACGCAGGGTAGAGTCTGTAATGGTAATAAACCCTGCCGAAACGCTGTAAAAGTCGTTAAAGGTGTCGGCTGCCGTGTAAAACACGGTTCGATCACTGGCAATCCAAGTTCGACCGGAGAACGTTGCTATGTCTGTTCCGGACTGGTTTAGGATCGTGCATGTCACATTTGCGTTACTTCCAGCACCGGAAATTGTCACGGAAGGCGCGGAAGTATAGCCAGTACCGCATTCCGTCATTACGATCTCAGAAACAGCGCCCGAAACAATAACTACCGTACCAGTAGCCTGTATCCCGTTTGCCTGGTTAGGAGCGCCAAAAGTTACAGTCGTGTTTGCCGCGTTGTATCCAGTGCCGCCATTGTTGATCGTTACACTGTTGACGCTTCCAATGTCATGCAGATTGGTGCCATCCCAGGTTTTGTAACCATTAACGGGATCAATAATAAGGGCGCGTTCGTTTTTCCACTGCGTAATCATTACGTTAGCGTTTGAAAACGTACCGGCAGCAGCCACGTTTCCAGTCGCACCAGTGGTTAAGTTGACGTATTGAGCCGAACCATCATCCTCAAAAGCCATGATGTATTCGTTGTTGTTAATGTTAACGGACCCTAAAAAAGTCACTTCCTGTGCCCAGGTCACATTAACTTGTTGGTTTCCCTCAATAATCCGAATAGGCATGGCATTTTCTAGCCAGCCAAACTCGCCATCATCAATAACGGTGCGATTGTTTTTGGTGTTAATACCCTTGAAGTCTTTGACTACAGCGTATTTTTTCTGTTGCTCTACCGCAGCCATGTTAGTACCCCGCTACATAAGGTGTCGGGAGTCTGCGGGTAAAGGTAGTATTGAGCGCCTCCATAACATGCTTGGCGTACTCTGCTTTGAATATCTCAGCCTCGCCATAGGACTGTTCCTGGTACTTGGCAATGTAGGCTGCATAAAAAGGCACCGCCTCCGTAAAAGGAGTGGGCAAAGTCTCAACGTCTGCCAGGTTTACTAAAGGTTCAGGCAGCACGACCGTATCAAGTTCCATTACATAGGCTTGATCAGGTTTTGGACCAATAAAGATTTTTTTAGGACCATACATTGAGTATCCAATGGGACGCCCAGTGTAGTTTTGCCAATAACGCAATTGAGCGTTAAAGTCAGTCCAGGGAAGGTAGTACAGGGGCACGCGAGAGTTGCCCCAGTACAGATTGATATTCAAAACATCAATCGTGTTAGCGCCTTCGGGTAAAGCAGAAAAGTCGATAGTTTCGACGTTGTAAGGCGCAGTATAAGATTGAAGGACACGGCTACACCCGGTGTCCCTCACCATTGTGCTGCGTCCGTCGTTTATGTAATCAGTTAACTCTGCGTTTGTCCAAAAGTTAGCGTTAACGTCATGCAATAAACGTCGGGTTTCTGTAATGTACCCCGATAACGTCGTTGCCATAGTTACTCATTTTCTG